TACATCATTTCTAGATTTTTTATTTAAACTCATGTAATATTGCAAGTTTTTTGCAAAAATTTCTTTATTTCCTAAATCGCTCATTTTTACCTCCTGCAACAATTATACGACTTTACCGTAAAAAAATCAAGAAAAAAATTAAAAAAATACGGATAAACTATTGACAACGAATAAACCGTGATATATAATTCAAAACAATAAAACGGATAAACCGTAAAAGAAAGGAGGAAATACTTTGGAATTAACATTAAGAGCTTTGAGAATAAATAAAGGATATAGCCAAGAGAAAGCTTCAAAACTAATAGGAATAAGTGTGGATACTTTAGCTAATTATGAGAGAGGAATAACCTTTCCAGATATTCCAGTATTAAAAAAGATAGAAGAAATTTATGAAACTAATTATAATAACATAAATTTTTTTATATCAAAATAACGATTAAAACGTAATAAAGAGGTGAAAATATGAAAATAGAAGAGAGACTAAATAGCTTAGAAGGAATTACATATAGTGAATGGCAAAAAATAAAACTAGTAATAGATAATCGATTTGCTGAAATAAAACTAAAAAGTACCTTCAATATAAATGAAGATACCTTAAAACAATTAAAAACTATTCTTTAAAATCATTTTTTTCCATTTCATTAAGAATAGTTTTATACATACTTAAGTATTCATCGTAAGCTTGAACAGGAGTATCAATTTTACGATTTAAGATAATAGCGATAGCTAAATCGTGAGCACGTTGTTCATTAGACATAAAATTCACCACCTTTCAACAGAATTATAGCATAGGTGGAGTAAGAACGAAAGAGGTGAGAAGATGGAAGAAAGAAAAGCTGAGGAAAAGATGGCTATAGATAATAATGAGACTTTAATTAGTATTTTAGTTGCAATACTAATTGGAACTTTGGGAGGAATAATTAATGCACTTATATCTTTATTATTTTAAGAAATATAAATGCAATTACAATACAAAAATAAAAAAGAGAGGAGTTAGAGAATGGAAGACGAATTTGAAGAATTAAAAAAAATAAAACAAATAGCAAAACCGTTAATTGATTTTATAAAACAAAATTACAACCCTCATACAAGCATTGTGATAAATGAAGATAGTATAAAGGTTGTAACGGATGAAATAAATATTCCTTTAATTAACTAATTTTAATTGCAGGGTAGAATGGTTTAATAAAGTGATGAAAATAACTACCACAAGAATCAGCAGAGACTAAATTGTAATATCTTTCTTGAGGAACTCCATGATATTGATAAATCCCACCACGATTAAATTCAATTTCAAGAGTATTATTTTCATAACCAACCGAACGAATATCGGAAGAGCTGACAAATTGTCGATTCATATATAACACCTCACTTTCTACAAATTAAAATATTTTTCTCTTATGTGTGAGGTAATTATAATACAAATTTCGACAGAAAGGAAGGAGGAGGCATGGATTATGAAAAAGTAAATAAAGCAATTATAGAAATACTAGAAGAAAAATATGGAGTAAAAATAGAAAGCAAAGTTGAAAGGAAGTGAAAACTATGAGTGATCAACAAAAATTTGATTATTTACTAGGAAAATTTACTAGAAAAGCAACAACATTCATAGGAACAGTATTATTTTTTGGAACAATCGAATTAGTATGTCTAGCACATATATTTTTAAGATAGAAAGGAGGTGAAAAAGATATGGAATATTTTATATTACTTGCTGTAATAGGTATCTTAATAGCTTACATAGTTATAAGAGAAACATTAATACAAGCACAAATAAAAGAATTAGAAGAAGATCGTAATAATTCAGAATTAAGAGCAGTAACACATTTTAGAAAAATAAATAAAGTTGAAAACTTAATTAAAGAAGAGCAAAAGAAACCTATTTATAACAGAAATAATTTTACATTAATACGCAAAATAAAAGAAGTAATTTCCAACGCCAATTAGACAATTACTTCAAAATGAAAATAAATAAACATTCTCTTAAATTATAATAGCACGATTTAAGAGAAAAATCAAGGGAGGATATTATGGAAAGCGAATTTACAGTAATTAACTTAGAAAAATATAACGAATTATATAAAAACAATCAAATTTTAAATGATATATATGATGTGGTTTTAGATAATTTATATATAAACTGTATTAAAGAACCTACATTAAGTATAGAGGGGATAGAGAAATTAATAGAAATTATAACACATAACAACCAATATATAGAAAGAAAATTAAACGTATTGAAGGAGGAGCAAACAAAAGATGAGTGATATAGAGAAAAGATATGATGAATTAGAAGAAGCAATATTAACTTTAAATATGCAAATAAATGAAACTACAGATAAATATGTTAAAGAAATATTAGAAGATTGTAGAGATAGATTACAAGAAGAATTTGACGAAATAAAAGATGATACAGAAAGTATCTGGGAGAGAGAAAAGAAAGACTTAGAAAATGAATATTGGAGGAGTGTAATTTAATGGAAGACGAAGTTAATAAAAACAAGTACTCTGAAATATTAAAAGGATTAGATTTTGAACATCTTGTATATGAAAGGGCAATATTAGATAGGAAGAAAGATAATTTATACATAATGGATAAAGAGCTAAAAGAAGAGTTTAAAAGGAGGATAACAAATGGAAGCAATGTTTAGAGACTTAAAAGCAGATGAAATAGATGTAAGAATTGCTAGCGTAAAGATAAATGGTCTTAGTCTTTTATTGTATAAAGATGCAAGAGTAGATATGGATATATTAGATGAAACGATTGGACCTAAGAATTGGCAAAGAAAACATAGTAGAGATAATGCAAATTGTATTATAGAAATTTGGGATAATGAAAAACAACAATGGATTTCGAAAGAAGATACTGGAGTAGAAAGCTTTACACAAAAAGAAAAAGGATTAGCAAGTGACAGTTTTAAAAGAGCAGGATTTAATTGGGGAATAGGTAGAGAATTATATACAGCACCATTTATCTGGGTAACTAATAAGAATGCACAAATACAAGATAGTAAAAGAAAAGATAAAAATGGAAATATTATATACACATGTAACGATAAGTTTATAGTGGAAAAAATACAAATTACAAATAAAGAAATAACTGGATTAGCAATATATAATGAAACATTAAAACAAAGAGCTTTTGTATATGCAAAAAATAATAGTGAAACAAAGTAGGTGTTTAAATGCAAACTACAGGGAATATAACCGATATTAACATAGATTTTAATACACATAAACCTAAAATAACGCTGTTATTAAATATGCAACAACCAGAAGTAATAGAACAATTAAAAAATGAGGACAAGCTAAATATAGAGATAAAGAAATACAGAAAAAAACGTAGTTTAGATGCAAATGCTTATTGCTGGGTACTATGTGACAAGATAGCAAAAGAATTAAGTAAAGATGGAATTATAACAACAAAGGAAAAAATATATAAAGAGGCTATAAAAGATATAGGAACATTTGAACCGATGATAGTAGAAGAAAAAGCATTTGAAAATTTTAAAAGAATATGGGAGAAACAAGGTTTAGGCTTTCTAATACAAGAAGTTACTAGAAAAGCTAAATGTGTAAAAGTACATTGTTATTATGGATCTAGTACATATGACACTAAAGAAATGAGTTTGTTAATAGAACTATTAGTAGAAGAAGCTAAACAACTAAATATAGAAGTAAAAACGAAACAAGAAATAGAAAGTCTATTGGAAACGTGGCGCTAATTAGTGACGAAAATAAAGGAGAAAAGCACTCTTTTTAGTTAGTGCCACTAAAGCTCCCCCATAAAGGAGAAATAAATGAGTAAAAGTATATTACAAAATAATAAAAAATGTTACATAACGAAAAGTACAAATAACCTACATAAACATCACATATTTGGAGGAACAGCGAATAGAAAGCTAAGTGAAGAAGATGGAATGTGGATTTGGCTAAGAGCAGATTGGCACAACATGAGTGATTATGGAGTGCATTTTAATAAAGAATTAGATTTAAAACTAAAAAGGATAGCGCAGAAAAGATGGCAAGAATATTACCACAAAACAAAAGAAGATTTTATAAAAAAATATGGAAAAAGTTACATATAGAAAGGAAAAAATATGAAAGTATTAATCTACGTAATAATTATTATTTTATGTTTAGTGTTAGATGGATTACTTATATGTATTTCAAATAGAAAGAAAAAATATTCTTTTTATATTGGTTATATAGGAGGAATCTTGGTATATGTAATCCTATTTTTAAATTACATATTTTTATTTGGATAGACAACAAGGGAGCAGACATAAACAACTGCTCCTTTAATACTAAAGAGAGGAGAATATTAAATGTATATAAACAATGAAAAGGATTTAGAAGATTATATTTGTGAAAACATTCAAGATTTTATTAATTTTCTAAAAGAATTATATAAGCACGAATTTATAAATGTAGAAGAAATTGAATTTGTAGGAAGGCAAGTAATTGTAGGTGATGCTAGATTTGATTTGCTATTTGAAATACAAGAAAAATCAGATGACCAATATTTTGAAATAGCAAAGACTTTTATTGTAGTTGAATTGAAATTTAGAAATGCTGAACCAAAAGATATAGCACAATTGAGCAAATATCTAAATTTATTAAATTCTCTTGAATGTGATGAAAGAGTTGGTTCGACATTAGTAAATGCAAAAGGAATATTGCTAACAACTGGATTAGATAATGAAATGCAAGATATACAAATGTATCTCAATGATTATACTGATGCTGATATAAAGTTTGTACATATAAACACAAAAGTTGCATTTGAACAAGATAATTATAGTTATAAAGACGAATTTTTAAAAGATATGACTGTAGATAAAAGACTAAAAAGAATAAAACAGGAGGTAATAGAATGTGGCAAGGAAGAGAATGATAGATCCAAATATATGGCAGAGTGAAGACTTTAGCAAATTATCTACATTAGGGAAGCTAGTCTTTATTGGTTTATTCTCACTTGCAGATGATGAAGGAAGAGGAAGATGTAATCCAGTATTTTTAAAGTCTACTTTATTCCCTTACGAGGAAGGTATAAGAAGTGCCGACATAGATAAAACCTTATCAGAGATAAGCTCTAATATGTCCGTAATCTTTTACTCTTGTGACGGAAGTAATTATTATAGCCTTTTAAGTTGGAATACATTTCAAAAAATAGATAGACCAACAGCAAGTAAGATACCAGAATATGACGAAAAAACAATGCAACGATTATTCGACGATAACTCGACGAGTCCTCGACGAGCATTCGTTCCTAAAAGAAAAGAAGATAATAGAAAAGAAAAAGAAGATAAAAGAATAGAAATAAAAGATATATATAACGAATATTGTCCTAACTTGCCTCAGGTTCAAAAACTTACAGACAAAAGAATGAAAGCTATTGATAAATTTCTTAAAGAATTTACAGAAGAGCAGTTTATAGAAATATGTAAAATAGCTAATTCCACGAATTTCCTTATAGGGAAAAACGATAATGGTTGGAAAGCTGACTTTGATTTTCTAATGAGAACAGATAAAGCAACAAATGTACTAGAAGGTAAATATAACAATGATAAAGTTATAAAGAATAAGCTTATAAATAAAGCAACAGATAGAACGTATACAGAAAATGAGTTTGAAAGTTTATATGCAAATGGAGGTAAAAAAAATGGTTATTAAATATAAAAAATATATAGGAGCATTGATATATGCAAAACAAATAAAAGGTTCGAAATTTAAATTTGTAATAAGTGATGCCGAAGATATAAAAATAAATTTTGTAGCAAATATGCAAGATATAAGAATTATTAATTGCCCAGGTAATACGGAAATACTTTCAGAGATATAAAATAAACGAGGGAGTGATAACAAATGAAAATAGGTAATATAACAAGGCAATTAAGCTTTGAAGATATAAAGCCTAAAAAGAAAATAAGGTATATGCAAATACTAGAAAGATTACTTTATGGAAATAAGACAGCAAAAGAGATAGCAGTAGAATTATTTGATTTAGGATTTACAAATACAAGTGAAAGAAATACAACAGCACCTAGACTTACAGAATTAGAAAAAATGGGATATGTAGAAGAAACAGCCAAGAAAACTTGTGAATACACAGGTAAAGCAGTAACTGTTTATAAGATAACAAAAAAAGGATATGAAGCAGTTAATTATAATCATATTACAAGAATAGATTAGTTAGGAGGAATTAAAGATGAAATTTAAAGTTGGAGATAGAGTGAGGTTTGTGAAAAGCGTAATATATCACAACAAAGATGTTAAATTAGGAAAAGTTTATACTGTCCAAGATATAGAGGAAAGAGGTTATATGATTGAGAACAAGGAATGGTTTAAAGAAAAAGAGCTACAAAAGGTAGAATATATAACCGTAAACATGGTAAATGATTTAGGTATAAGTTTTCCTGGATTTGAGATAGGAAAAATGTACAAAGGGATGGAACGAGGTGAATTATATACTTTAGAAGAATTGAGGCTATAGAAGATGAAACAAATAGATAAAAAATATCTTTGCTATTACTGTCTAGGTTGTAATGCAGAAGAGTTAGACAACTTTACACCTAGGCAAAGATGCAAAGGATTTGTACCAGGAATAAAAGATTGGCAAACTAAATGGAGAGAGGAGCTAAAGAAAAATGGCAATAAACAGTAGAGCTAAAGGAGCAAAAGGAGAAAGAGAGTTAGCAAACAAGTTAAAAGAGTATGGGTATAAATGCAGACGAGGACAGCAATTTAGTGGATTAGAAGGAGAAGATGTAGTTGGTTTAGATTACATACATATAGAGTGTAAAAGAGTTGAAAAATTAAATATAGATGAAGCATTAAAACAATCTAAAAGAGATGCAAAAGATAATCAAATTCCAGCAGTATTCCACAGAAAGAATGGAGAAAAGTGGAAAGTTGCAATGGATTTAGATGATTGGATTCAACTTTATAACGAATATTATTCAAGTATGAAATTAAACGAAATAGAGGAGATAAATAAAGAATGAGTGAAGCTGATAAGATGTTTGAAGAATTAGGATACAAGAAAACATTTAATAATTATTATGAACATGATTTTGGAACAACAATAGAATTTGAAAACAAGTATAAAGAAATAAACATTAGAGGACCAATAGAAGTGCAAGAGCTTAAAGCAATAAATAAGAAATGTGAGGAATTAGAATGGATATAGAAGAGGACATAAAGATATTAGAAAAATTTAAAAATAATGAGATGCAAAGAGATAAATTAGAACGAGATAACAGATGTGGTGGTTGGAAAATAGGAGATATTTATAAAAAATTAGAATTAGATATTGCAATAGAACACATATTAGCAGAAAGAGAAGAAGATAAAAAGAAAATAAATAAATTAGAATATTGTGTTGAAGAGCTTAAAAAATACAATAAGACCATAAGTGATAGAGTAGTTGAATATAAGAAAAATCGCATACCAAAACAAAAAGTAATTAATAGTATAAATTATTATGATGAAAGAATTAAGCATGCTAAATTAATAAAAGATAAAGAACAAGAAGAATTATATATATATATAAAACGAGCTTTTTATAAATTATTGGAGGATAAATAAAATGGATTTAAAATGCAATAAATGTGGAGCGAGTAAAAGAAATTTATTTGTAGAAATACAAGGAAATAGAAGAGGATTGTATTGTGGAGAATGTGGAAAGTGGCAGAAATGGATAACAAAGCAAGAACTACAAATAGCTAAATTTGAAGGAATAAAAATAATTAATAATAAAGAAAGCTAGGTGATTAAATGTTAAGAATAAAGAAAGAAGTAGATTTAAAAGAACTAGAAAAGTTTGGGTTTAAAAATACGAAAAACGATACCTACTACAAAAGTGAACCTAACGATGATTATGAAAGGTTTGAAACGAATATTGTGATAAATCCAATAGGAAATTTTGAAAAAAATGAAATAATATTTGAAATTGTAGATTTGGATAATTCAGAAGAAATAAGCAATATAGATATAGGAGCTAGATTAGATACATTATACGACTTAATAAACGCAGGCTATGTAGAAAAAGTGGAGGAGCAAATGGGAAATATAAGTTTTATAGAAAAATTTAAAAAATATAATGTGAATCCAGAAAATATTGGTTTTTATAATATAGGATGGAAATATGTATTTAAAAATGGCTATGGAGCAAGTGTAATAGATGATGGTTATGGTGGAGATAGAGGACTTTATGAAGTAGCAGTTTTGAAAAAAATAACAGAGGATAATTATGAGTTATGCTATGAAACAGAAATTACAGATGACGTAGTTGGATTTTTAAATAATGAAGGAGTAATTGATATTTTAGAAAGAATAAAAAATCTAAAGTCAATAAATAAGGAGGGCAAGCAATGAATTACGATATAACATTTTGCTCTAAAAAAGATTGTAAAAACTTAAAATGTAAAAGAAATCAAAAGAACATACCTAAAATGGATAAAGACAGAGATATTTGGGTAAGCAATTTTAAAGAATGTAGATATTGGGAGGACAAGAGATGACTAAAAAAGAAAAGGAAAAACAAGAAAAAATAAAATATATAAAAGAAATAATAAATAAAGATATTAATTTTGATAATAGAAAAGAAGAATTAGTATTAGGATTTATATTTAATATATTAACAAGCAATGTAGTTATGAACAAATACAGTTGTACTAGATATGGAAATATTATAGATAACAATACAATAGGAATTACAGAATGTATAAACTATATAGGCAGAAAATTAAAGGAGGAATAGCAGTGGAAGAGATTAAAATAGAAAGAAAAGATTTAAAGATATTCACAAGCGACATAGAGAAAAAAGCTGTAGATCAAATAAATTTGTTATTAGAGCAAGAACCGTTTAAGGATTGCAAAGTAAGAATAATGCCAGATGTTCACGCGGGGAAAGGTTGTGTAATTGGTTTTACAGCAGATTTAGGGAATAAAGTAATTCCAAATATAGTAGGAGTAGATATAGGTTGTGGAATGTTATGTGTTGAATTAGGCAATATAGAATTAGACTTAGAAAAACTAGATGATATTATAAATAAATATATACCAGCAGGAAGAAATATAAGAGAACATAAGTTAATTGATTTTGAATTAATAAATAAATTATATTGTTTGCGAGAATTAAAGGAAACAAAGAAATTTAATAGAGCAATAGGAACATTAGGTGGAGGAAATCATTTTATAGAAATTGACATAGACGAAGATAATAATAAATATTTAGTAATTCATACAGGAAGTAGAAATTTAGGAAAACAAGTAGCAGACTATTATCAAAATTTAGCAATCGAACTATGTTCGGGAAAAGAAGAAATGTTTAAAAAGAAAGAAGCAATAATAAAAACATATAAAGAGCAGGGGAGAAAGGAAGAAATACAAAAAGCATTAAAAAAATTAGAAAAAGAATATAAAGAAAAGAAACCTAATTTGCCAAATGAATTATGCTATTTAGAAGGTAAATATAGAGAAATGTATTTACATGATATGAAGATATGTCAAGAATATGCTAGTTTAAACAGATTACAAATAGCAAAAGAAATTTTAATGAATTATTTTCAACTAACATTTGTTCCAGAAATTGAATATCCTCCAGTTATGAACGATAGATTCGAAACAATACACAATTATATTTCGTTTGAAGATAATATAGTAAGAAAAGGAGCAATAAGAGCAAACAAAGGAGAAAGAGTAATAATACCAATAAACATGAGAGATGGTTCAATAATAGCAGTAGGAAAAGGCAATAAAGACTGGAATAATTCAGCTCCACATGGTGCAGGAAGACTAATGTCTAGAAGAAAAGCGAAAGAAACATTTAATTTAGAAGAGTTTAAAAAAAGTATGGAAGATATTTATTCAACAAGTGTACTAGAAGAAACAATAGACGAAGCACCATTTGTATATAAGCCAATGCAAGAAATAATAGACAATATACAAGACACAGTTGAAATAGAAAAAATAATAAAACCGATATATAATTTTAAGGCAAAAAATTAGGAGGTAAAGATGGACAATCTTAAAGTAGGAGAATATGTGAGAACTAAAAAAGGAAAAATTTTTAAATATGGTAAAGGTAGAACATATTTAGGAAAAGATAATGAAATATTAAACCATAGCTTTAACATAAAAGAATTAATAGAAGAGGGAGATATAGTAGAATATCAAGTTAATTCTTTAAGTAAATTAAAAGTTGGTAGAGTAAATAGCTATAGAGATACTAGAAGTAACAAAGAGTGTTTATGCGTCGAGGGATTCGATATTACAAAAATAGCTAAAATTAGAACAATACTAACACATGAGCAATACGAAAAAAATTGTTATAGATTGGAGAATAATTAATGCTAACAGAAGAAGAAAAAGAACTAATACAAAAGATAAGAGCAGACTTAAGTGTATTAGACAATGCATTAAAGAAAAGGCTAGAAAATAAATCTAGCAAAGCAGAAGTAACAAGAATTAGAATAAAAACAGAGAAGAGTTTTAATAAGCTTAAAAATTATTATAAATAAGAAAAAACAAAACACCTACATATATTATATATTTTATAATAAAAATATTAAAAAGTAAAGAATGGAGGTACAAATGATAGAGCAAGATGCCAAGAAAGAATTATATTCTTATTTACATAGTAAAAAACTTGAAGAAAGAAAGTTAGAGCAAATAGAAGAACAAAAGGCAAAACTTACAAAAATCACTTCTATTTTGTCAGATATGCCAAAAGGAACAACAGATTATGATAAAATGAGTAAAAACATAGCGATATTATTAGATTTAATAAGTGAGCATATAAAGATAATGACAGAAGAAGAAAAAAATTTAATAAGAATTACGAATAAAATAAATAAAGTAGAGCAACCTTATAGAAATATCTTAGAATTAAGATTTGTAAAAGGAATGAAAGTTGAAGAAGTTTCTGTAGAATTAGATAGAGATTATAGATATACAAAAAGATTAATTAAAAAATCTATAAAAAAATATGCAGAACTTTAAAAAAAGACACCTTTTTACCCTTTTATGACACCCCAAAAGTTTGATATATATATAATAGCAAATAAGTTAGATAATAAATATTTAATACTGTTTGCCCCTATAATTTATTGAGAGTAGATGTTTTTAAATATCTACTCTTTTTGCGTATATAAGGAGAGATTAATATGGTAACAAAATAGACTAAAGAAAGTGCATTAAATTATATAAAGACAGCTAAACAAAAAGGATTAACGTATTGGAGTGCAAAAGATTTCTTAAAGAATCATAAAACAATGCATTCTATTGTGTAAGGAGAACAATTATGGATACAAATGAAATAATTAAAAAGTATAAAAAAGAAATATGTCCTAATTGTATACACTACAAAGATAAAAATTATAAAGAATGTAGCATAGTAGTTGCAATTGATGGAGAAGTTAAATGTATTAATTGTAAATGTATAGAATATGGCAGAAAAAGATAATAAAGCAGGTGGGAGTTGATGGCAAATGAACAAAACTTAATACCTTTTAATAAACGAACCGAGAGCGAACAGAGAGAATATGCTAAAAAAGGTGGTCAAAAATCGGGAGAAGTTCGTAGACAAAGAAAAGCAATGAAGGAACAAATGGAAATGCTTTTATCATTGCCATTTAAACAATCAGAGTCATTAGAGTTTATGAAAGATTTAGGAATAGAAGAAGATAATTTAGATAATCAAATGGCTTTAATAGTTGCAATGTATGGTAAAGCATTAAAAGGAGATGTACAAGCATTTAATACAATTAGAGAAGTGGTTCAAGATGAAAAAACAGTAAAAGATGAGGAGAAAATACAAATAATAAATGATCTACCTCTAGATGAAGAGGACGATGACATATGAAACAGGTCAGATTAAGCGAGCAGATAATTCCGAAATATCATTCAACATTTAACAATAAGAAATATACGCATAAAATATTTACTTCTGGTAGAGCAGGTACCAAATCTTCAAGAGGTGGAATAAAAGCAATATGGAAAATAATAAGTGATGATAATTGTAGTGTAATTGTATTAAGAAAAACACACAATAAGCTAAGAAAAACAGTATTTAAAGAATGCTTAAGAGCAATTACGAGATTAGGAATAGATAAGAATGAATTTAAAATAACAGTTAGCCCAATGGAGATAAAGTATAAGAAAAATAATAACACAATATACTTTACAGGGAACGACAGTATAGATGATACAAAAGGAATTATAGATGAAAATAAACCAATTAAATTAGTTATATTAGACGAGCTTACAGAGTTTTTTGACAAAGGCGATGGAGAAGATGAAATACAGAATATAGAAGCAACATTTATTAGAGGAAATGATGATGAGTTTTGTATGGAGTATTATTTTAATCCTCCTAAAAATCCAAAAGCAGAAATAATGCAATGGGTTGGAAAGATGTGTCAGAGAAAAGATTGCATAAGAATACATACAGATTATAGAGATGTTCCTCCAGAATGGTTAGGAAAGAAATTAATTGAATCGGCAGAAGAATTAAAAAGATTAGATATAAAAATGTATAATTGGCTATGGTTAGGGTTATGTACAGGAATAGACGAATTAATTTATTATATGTTTAATGAAGAAACTATGGTAAAAGAGCCAACCAAGGAAAATATATCAAATATGAAATTTTTAGTTGCTGGTGGGGATTATGGACAAATGAACCCAACAACATTCGAAATATTTGGTATAGATTTTAAAGATAAATGCTTGAGAGGAATATGTGAATACTATTATTCTGGAAGAGATACAGGAAAGCAGAAGAGTCCTAGTGAATATGCACAAGAATTTAAAAAATTAAAAGAAAGAGTAGAAGAAGAAACAGGCAAGAAATTGCTTGTTTTATTTTTAGACCCAAGTGCAAAAGGACTGGCAGAAGAAATAAAAAGAGTATGTCCTGGAATATCAATACCAACAGTAGACAATACAGTTGCTTTAGGAATAAGCAGAGTACAAAAGCTAATGTCATATATGAGGATATACATAAGTCCAAAGCAAGTACATTTAATTGCTGAAAGATACTTGTATGAATATGACGAAGATAAATTAGACAAAGGAAAAGAAGAACCAGTAAAAGAAAATGACCACTGCTCAGATGCAGAAAGATATTTAGTAATGGGAGTTTGGAAATATATGAGACAAATATTACCACACATAATAGGAGAGAAAGACTAATGGATACTATAGTTAAAAATTATTTAAAAACAATGCGGATATGATAATTACATAGATGAAAATCAGGAGTCTAGAGTAAATGGATGGTTAGACATATATAAAGGTCCAACTAAAAAATACAATATTCAAATATATAATGGTAAGAATTTTACATCACATACAATAAAATCTTTAAATCTACCAAATCAAATTTGTGGAGATTTAGCAGACTTTTTCTTTAATGAAAAGCTAGATATAACTATAGACAATAATGACGTACAAGCTAAAATAAACCAATGTCTAGAACAAAATAATTTCTTACATAATAGCAACAAATTAATGCAGTTGGTAAAAGCATTAGGAACTGGTGCATTTGTACCATATTTAGATAATAATGTATTAAGAATTAACTATATGAAAGCACCTAATATAATAATACTAAAAGCGAATGCTGACGATGTAATAGATGTTTTGTTTTGGAATAAAACAAAAAGCAATCAAGGATATGAATATTTGTTTAATTTACATATTTTAACAGAGAATGGTTACGTAATATATAATGCTAAAAAGATAGAAAAAGATGGAGGAATAATAGATGAGAATCTAGGAGAAATGGCTAGAATAAATACAAAATCATTCTTGCCTAAGTTCGGCATGTTATTTACTCCTGAAATAAACAATTTTGATATTGACAGCCCATACGGAATAAGTTGTTATGCTAATGCACTTGATGTAATATTTACAACAGATTGTGCATATGATAGCTTAGATAACGAAATAGTATTAGGAAAGAAAAGAGTATACATCAAAAGTGGCGCAATGGAATTTAATACTGATGACAATCAAAATCCTGTTCCAGTGTTTGACCCAAACGACGTAGTATATTATGCTATACCAGGAGAAGATGGAGATGGAAAGGAACTAATACACGAAAGCTCGTTTGATTTAAGAATAGATCCAATATCAAGTTCGGTACAATATAATTTAAACCTGACTACAGCAAAGGTAGGATTAGGACATAACTATTATAAATTTAAAGATGGGGAAGTATATGTAAATACAGATAATGTAATTAGTACTAACTCAGATGTATATAGAAAGATAAAGAAACAACAAAATATAATAACAAAAGCAATAACAAGTTTGATATATGCAATTGCAGAATTAATAGGAATACAGGAACAGTTCTCTGTTTCTGTATTTTATGACGATTCTATAATAGAAGATACAGAAAAAACACAAAAACAAGCACAAACAGAATACAACTTAAAACTAATAAGCAAAGCCCAATATTATAGAGATGTTTATAAAATGAAGGATAAGGAAGCCTTAAAATTTGCAAAACAGATGAACAAAGAAATAATAGAAGAAACTATAACAGATGGAATTGAAGTTGCAGGTGATGAATAATGAATGATGAAGCTATAAAAAAGCTATTAAACATATATTCAGAACTTGAGACTAAATTGTTAGATGAAATAGTTCAACATTTTAAAATAAATGGAGAATTTGTAAATAGTGATTTTTGGAGAGTTACTAAATTAGAAGAACTAGGAGTTTTAAATAACAATATAATAAAATATATAGCAGAAGTAACAAATAGAACACCAGAAGAAATAGAAGAGGCATTAAGAACTGTTGGATATGAAGCATTAAATGTTAATAGATTGAACGAAGCATATAAAGGTGGATTAGTAAAAGTAAATCCATCTATTTTAATTGAAAATAAAATAATCGAAAATTTAATTAACTATTCATATAATGAACTTACTAATAGATTTTTAGAAATAAGTAATAAAATAGAACAAGGCACTAGAGAAGCATATTTGAATATAGTTGAAAAAGCATATATTCAAACATCAGAAGGAATAACTTATCAAGAAGCAATTAGAAATTCATTGTTAGAATTAGGAAATAAAGGAATTACAACTCTAACATATAGAACAATAGACGATAATGGAAATGTAGTCGGAATAAGAAATTATGATGTAGAGGGGGCAGTAAGAAGAGAATTAGTAACAGCAACACATAATTTAACTAATAGTATTAATCAGGCAGTAGCAGAAGAACTAGAAGTACAATATTTATATTTGTCAGAACATATTAGATGTAGACCACAACATTTTCCTTGGCAAGGAACAATAATTAAGAGAGAAGATTTAGTTAAAGTAACAAAATTAGGAGAAGTTGATGGTATGGGAGGACCAAACTGTAAACATTATCCTACACCATATTTCGGAGAAGCAAGAGGAAAAGAACTAAAAAAGATATCTCTTGAAGAAGCAACTAAGCAATACGATTTATCTCAAAAACAAAGATATTTAGAAAGAGGCATAAGAAAATGGAAAAGAAAAGAGAGATTATTCAAAAACGCAGAAGATAAGGAATATTATAAAAAGTGTAAAAACAAAGTAAAAGAATGGCAACTAAGAAATAAAGAATTTATAGAAAATAATGATTTAAGAAGAGACTTTACAAGAGAAAACGTTGAGAAAGTGACAAAAGTAGAAAATAGTGGTATAATTTCTCAAAATATAAATAAAGAGGAAAAAAAGTTGCAATATATAGGGAAAATAGATAAGGCAAAATTTAAAGATATAACAATGGATATAACAACAAATGAAGTAATATTAACAGATAAGCAAGTAGAACATATTAAAGAAAGGCATCCGAGTGATTATGAGCAATATTTTAAATATATGAAGGATATAGTAGAAGATCCAGATTATATAATTAGAGATTCGAAACCGAATACAGGATTTTTATTAAAAGAATTTGTAGAAGATGACAAAAGATTTCAATTGATATTGAGACTACACACAAGCGAAGATAATAAAGAATACAAAAATTCGATTATAACCTTTTTAAAAATAAGTGAAAAAAAATACAAACAGTATTTAAGAAATAAAGAGATTGTCTGGAAGAAACTAGACAAAGATGAATAAAAATGCTATAATTAAAATACAATAAGAGTAGTTATTTGAGGTGGTAAAATTCGTGGCGACCACACGCCGATGGTATCGACAGGGGAAACCCGAGAGATGTAGGAGAAAGCCACGCCTACCAAATAACCAGACAATAGAGAGCCATGGAAACGTGGCTCTTTTAATATTGATACTTAATAGACAGCTATATCTCTGTCTATTTTTTTATGCCTTTTACTTAGTCAGGCATTAAAGAAACTAAGGTGTGGGAATTACTTTATTACCCAAAATAAAAAATGGAGGTTTAATTAAAATGGAAAATGAAAATAAGAATGCAGTTACTCAAACTGAACAAAAAACTGAGGGGACAGTTGCTCAAACTGTTGATAAAACTGAGAACAAATTAGAAAAGACTTTTACTCAGGAAGAAGTTAACGCTATGGTGCTAAAAGAAACATCAAAGATTTCTAAAAAATATGATGGTATTGACTTAGAAGCATATAAAAAATGGGAAGAAAGTCAAAAGACAGCTGAACAAAAACAACAAGAAGAAATAATAAAGATCCAAAATCTACAAAATGATAATAATTTTAAAACGCAAATGTTAGAAATTATGAAAAATGGATTAAGCTATGATGAAGCGGAGTTTGTTCAATTTAAGCTAAGCAAAATGAATGGAGATTTTAAAGAAAATCTTGAGACTTACTTAAAAAATAATAAAACAACAGAAAAAGAAGAAAAGAAAGCTACTACAACTGGGTTTTCTCAAAACAATGTTAATACAGTTGTTAACGAGGATAAAACATATTTAGATAAAAAATATGCTAATAATCCATATTATAGAAAATAAAGAAAAGAAAGAGGTAATTTAAAATGGCAATAATTTATGGAAATCAAAATGTAGATGAAAAATATTCAAGTGCAATAGAACCAAATTTGTACAGTGATACAGTATTAATTCCAGGAGTTACTTATACAGAAAAATATCAAATTGGTCCAGCGGGGCAAATAATGGTACACAAATTAGATAGTGGAAATGACGTTGAGCCAGGAACACCAGGAAGAGACTTTACAGATGAAACAGCTAAGGATGCATTAATTCCTATAGTTTTCAACAATAACTTCCAGAAATCAAGAAAAATTTATGGAGTACAATCAAATGCAGTATCTTTTGCAATGGCAGAAGAATATTTAGCAGATGCATTAAACATGACAAAGCAAGGAAGACAATATTCTGGACTTGCATGTATGGTACAGGAAGGAACTCTAGGATCTGACACAACAGCTACAACAGCAGATAATGTATTAGAAAAACTTACAGCATTAAGAAAAGGAATAAAAGATAATAAAGGAAAAGCAAATTTTGCTATGGTTTCTACAGATATATATGCAATGTTATTACAAAAATTAGG